AAAACATTGAAACGTTGTTAGAATTCTTGTTACTTCCACCTGAACTTAGAGATTATAAGAAAGGACAGGAGATGAAAAGAAAGAAACTTAGTGACGTAGGGAAGTAATCTTTTCTATTCTTGGCTTGAGTTTTATAACCAACTTTGCGATTGGATATGCAACTATCAAGTCAACCATAACACTCTGCCACACAAAGTCTGTGAACTGCTCTCCATCTAACTTGATAACAAATAACATCCAAGGGATTGTTACTGTTAGATAGCCCAACGCAAATATGGGAGTTATGATTAAATATTCCAAAAAACTAGATACGACATCATGAATACTACAGTCACAATGCATACGTTTTCTTGCCCCTTTCCAGTCCATGTACCTAGGGGTATTGCTTAATATTTAAATTATCTTCTATTACCACTGTTGTTTTCCATTATGAGTTTCCAGTCTTTTCCATGCTTCTTTCTCATACTTATCCAAAATGGATCACTGCCTATAGGTCCACCCTTTTTATTATATTCTTTAGTTACATTGGCTATTCTTCTATGACATTTACGACAAAACCTTGCATTTATTTGTTCTATGTGAAATTTGTATTTTCCACAAAAGAAACATAAACCATACATCTTCTGGCATATTGTAGCAAGCAGTGGTTCTCTTCCACGCTTTCCTGCACAGTCTGCACATATGTCAGCTATGGTAGCAGAAGCAGCATCTTTTTTAAAGCAGTTTATGCATATAGCTTCCTTGTAGTTGGTCACATGGGTATATTCATCCTTTTGATGTATTTCCCATAGTTTCTTACCGATATCACTACCGGGATCAACATTTAATTCTGTACCCATTACTTCTCAGCCAACCTTATTTTCTTTAAAGCATCCTGTAATATTAAGTAAACATTGTTTGCTGAATAGTCACCTGTTGAAACCTTTCTACTCATCTTCTTTATGTCGTCAATAGTTTCGTCTATCAGAGTATAACTTGCTGTATAAACTGAACCAGCTCTCTTTTCTATATTTTCTTTAACTGATCCTGCCCTCTCTATAGCATCATTGTATGCCTTTGTATAAACATCTACTTTTTTATCTTTTACTTGCACAGTAGCCTTTACAACCTCCACAACTGGTTTTTTATGCTGGTGATCTATTTTCTTCTTCACTGTCATTATCCCACCTCCTTGTTGACTCTAATTCACTCTTTACAACTTCTCTTGCATCTCTAACTGTCATAAACGCCTTGGTTCTTAACTCATTAACAGTTTGTGTCCTCTTCCATCCAAAGTCCACTGCTGTCTGTAAAATACTCTTAACAACATCAAAATTATCTGGTGTTATACCATCTGGATAATTCTTCTTACTCATTGTAGTGCCTGTACCACTTGCAGGTGCTCCTTGATTTGTTCCTCCCGGATCAGATGGTCTTCCCCTCTTTGGTTCTCCTTGGAAACTTTGCTTGTTTTCTTTCTTTTGACCCATTGCATTTCCACGACTTGTCTTGTTTCCTTTTGGTGGTTCTTCCTGTGCCATCATCATTGGGTTTATAATTGGGTCTTTTGACACCTTAAACTCTCCTGTATGTGTTCTTTTCACTTCAAAGCCCATAGCTTGCATTGCTGCCATATTTTGTATCTCGGTTGACTGTGTTTGTAGTTCTCTTAACTTGTCTGTCTCTTCTCCAGCCTTTAATCGTAATTCCCAATCATCAACACCTAACAAATGTGCTATTTTAGTTAAAAATCCCTTACGGAGTATGTCTTGACTCCATGTAACTGCTCTGTTTGTTATTGTAACTTGTAAGCCCTCTTGTGACCAACCACTTGGCATCTCTCCATAGTAAAGTGGTAAAACACCATAAATAGCTCCAATTATCTGTCTTAACTCCTTACGGAGTGCCATAAACTCTAATTCTTTTAATGAACCAGTAAAGTCAATCCACTGTGCCATATTCTTTCCACCCTTCTCACTTTCTACTAAAAGTGGGTGTATCATATATGGATCTTCTGTTGCTTTCTGTTCTAGCATATCCCATGATTTTCTGAATGTTTCGTAATTACGAGATGCAATTACTAACATGCCCCTTGGGGGTCTCATTTTATCAAAATACTTTCTAATATATTCATCCATATGTGTTAAGGACATTGCCTTGGACCAGATGGAATAAATTGGTGAGTAACCGTAAATTAATCCGGGTTTGTATTTCCCTGCTTTCCAAATAACTTCACCCTCACCATAAATAACTCTCTTTGGTTGTGGTATACCGATAGAGTAAACGGAGTTAACTTCCATGATGGCTTTTAATGCCTGAGCACCACACTGGTCACATGTATTTGATGTAAGTCGCTTATCTCTGTGTTCAAATCTAGGACATACGAATATTTCGTTTCTTTTATCATCATAACCTATTCTTCCATCACTGTCTGCTATCATTGCAACTTGTGGTGGATCGATTCTTATCATCTCTTTAATCTCTGTTTTCTTCTCTGATATCAGACCAGTCTTGTCATCTACCCAATAATTCTTTAAAACAAGCAAGTATGCATTATCAGCAACTTCAAGATCCCTCTCTAATTGCCTTGCTACGTCTTCCAACGACTGTTCGTTTGAATTAATTGACTCATTTAGCAAACCCTCAAGTATCATTCTGTTCTTTGGTTCTGGTCTTAATAATTTGGTGTTTCCACAACTATCACATGCTACGTCATCAACAACGACTCCTTTCTTCGCTTTATTAGCAGTTCTTCGCTTACCTTTTGGCAATGCGTTGTCTTCATTATCTTGGTTTGATTGGAAAGGTTGGTCATCTGGGAGGTCTGTTACAAGTGGTTCATATTGGAACTCTTTTCCACAATTTGTGCACTTAAACTTGTATTTTTCGACAATTTCGAAGCCATTTTTGAATATTTCACGATTTAATGTCTCTATTGGAATTCTCAATGCATCGATATTATCTGCTAATTCGTATATCATTATTAGAGGGAACGGAAAAATTGGTAACTTTGCACCTGTATCTGTAGCCATATATGGCTGTGCGATGCTTGGTCTGGTGGTGGTTTCAGTAAAAGCCTTATCTATTCCCTGTCTACCAGTGATAAATTCCCTAAAAGCAGATAGTCTACCCATAGCCTATTCACAAGTACCTACTTTATAAACTTTGTCAGTTTCTGTAATATTACTGTTAAGTTTTTGTTTACGAACCACCTTCTAATTAGGTATTTTCGTGCAATGGCTATAGAAGAATAGATTACTGATATACTTAGCATTGTAGCCACATTATACTCGTTTATCCCACTTGTAAAATAAGGCAAAATGAAGAAATTCACAGGTAAATAAAGCAAGAAACCAACAACAATATCAAACAATGCTTCAAAGAAACTTTTCCTCCGGGAATCCTTTTTCAAGACTTTCAAAACATTATATTTTAATATAAACGTTACGGAGTATTATCAAGCCTAGTGGTGTGAGTCTGCATACCTGAGTAGCACTAACAGCGAAAGGGAGGACTGGTCTTAGGCTAACCAGCTAGGCTTAATCTTTAAGTATTTAAACGTCAAGTTATTCTATGGTAGAATTAGAAATAGAGGATTTTAGTGAGATCATGGATTGGTTCATGTTAGCGTTTGGTAAGGGTGGAAAACCAATGGATAAGCTCCCTATGAAGGCAAAAATGACGTTTTACAAACTACATTTCCTTGCAGACGACAAAATAAAGGAAGAAAAACAGTTGAGTCCTGATACAGATGATGAATGAAAATACCCTACATATTGGTCTAATAATTTTAATAGCGACAATGTTTCTAGTAATCCTTTTATATATGGCTAGTGGATGGGTAGATATGGTAGAGCATTGTAGGGAACATTTAACATCTTCCACAAAAATATGTAACGGTGGCTTTAAATGAACGTGGATCATTTCGGTATATTTGTAACATTTATAGTTCTAGCAATATTGTTATCTGTAGCATTTATATCACAAACTAACATTCAAATTTTACCAGTAGAAACAACAGAATATACAGGATATGCTAGTTACTGTGAAACAATGAATATAAAGTGCTGACATGGAAAATTTCTGCATAATTGACACCGATGGAGAATCATTTCATTCTAACATTGGTTTAGATTTTTCATACGCAGAAATAGATGAATGGAAGCATAAATGGAATCCTAAGAAACATCTTGACAGGGCTGGGCGACCTAGAAAATGGGGCTTTGTAACTTACAAGGTAACAAACACATCAGATAACTTCCCGGATGATGAATTTGAAGATAAAGCATTATCAATAGCATTAAGACAGTGGGGCTTGAGGTGTAAAGATGTTAGATTTAGGAGAGAAAGAAACAAAGACAGAACAGCAGACATTGAGATGAAATTTGTAAAGGCAGAAGACGATAAGTTGTTCAGAGAGAAGCCTAGTACTTTAGCATACGCATATTTCCCAAATGGAACGCAAA